ACAGGTTATGATATTTGTCCAGACTGTACTAACCTAACGCATTTTAAATTAAGGAAGCCAGATGAAGAAACCAACAGCCAAGTCAGCCAAGATGAAAAAAGTATTTAAAGAATTTGGTGCAGGAACTTTAAACGTAGGTAAATCATCAAAGAAAGTAACAAATCCTAAACAAGCAATTGCAATTGGCCTTGCAATGGCAAACAAAAAGAAGGGTAAATAATCATGCCAATGGTCGGAAAAATAAAGTTTGCTTACACAGAAAAAGGTAAGAAAGAAGCTAAATCATACGCTAAAAAAACAGGTAAAGCAGTAAAAGCTAAACCTGCAAAAAAGGGGATGAAAAGTGGCTACTAAAATTGGACTTTATGCCAACATTGCAGCGAAGAAAAAACGTATAGCTCAAGGCTCTGGTGAGCGAATGAACAAGGTGGGCTCTAAGAAGGCTCCGTCAGCACAAGACTTTAGGGACGCAGCTAAAACAGCTAAACCAGTTAAAAAGGCAAAAAAATGAAGGGTGTTAAACATTATTTACCCAATGGCACAGAGTGGACAGGTGCTACTCACAAAATGCCTAGTGGTTTATTCACAGGTAAAGAACATAGCAAGTCATCTAAAAAGCTAGTGCACTATAAAGACATAAAAGCTAAGAAAAAATGATTAAGAAGGGTAAAGAAACATTCTCTGGTGTTAATAAACCTAAGAGAACTCCAGACCATCCTACTAAAAGCCATGCAGTACTGGCAAAGGTAGGTGATAAAGAAAAACTTATACGCTTTGGTCAACAAGGTGTTAGCGGTGATAAAAAAGATACTGCACGATCTAAGTCATTTAAGGCAAGACATTCTGATAATATAGCTAAAGGTAAGATGAGTGCAGCTTACTGGGCTAACAAAGTAAAATGGTAATTAACAACTAAGGTAATGACCCAGCAATGGAGTTACAATATGGAAGAAACAAACAACAAAGTCGGTGCACCTCTAGGAAATAAAAACTCTATTAAATCCAATAGGTTATGGGCGGAAACAATTCGCAGAGCAGTTGTTCAGGACGACTCTCAACGTCTAAGACAAATTGCAGAGGCATTGCTTATAAAAGCATCTGAAGGTGACATGGCAGCCATTAAAGAGCTAGGTGATAGACTTGATGGTAAAGCATTACAAGAGAACAAACTTACTGGTGACTCTGATCAGCCTATTGAGATAAAAATTGTTACAGGAATTGAATGACGTTCTAGATACTGGGTATCGTCCCAGAGAACCACAGAAGTTGATTCACCAAATGGTGAAGGACAACAGGTTCACAGTAGTGGTAGCTCATAGACGTATGGGCAAGACTGTATCGGCCATAAATCAGTTGATACATTCATCACTACTGTGTGATAAACCTAATCCAAGATTTGCATACATTGCTCCAACGTACTCACAATGTAAACGTATTGCATGGGATTACTTACTTAACTATACAAGGCCATTAGGTGCTATTGCTAACATAGCAGAGTTAAGAGTTGATTTTATGGGCAGACGTATTTCATTATACGGAGCAGACTCACCAGATTCACTTCGTGGCATCTATTTAGATGGTGTGGTGATTGATGAGATTGGTGACGTAAACCCAAGTATATTTAGTGAAGTTGTACGACCAGCATTATCTGATCGTTTAGGTTGGGCAATGTTTATTGGTACACCTAAGGGCAACAATCACTTTAAAGATTTAAGAGATCGTGCTGACAAGGCTGACGATCAATGGAAGCTGCTAGAGTTTAAAGCATCACAAACACATTTGATAGATGAAAACGAATTATCCTCAGCTAAAAATGAAATGGGCGAAGATAAGTATAACCAAGAGTTTGAATGCTCATTTAATGCAGCAGTAGAAGGTTCATACTATGGCCAGATCATTAATGACCTAGAAAAAAATAACAAGATAACAACAATACCTAGAGAAGAACTAGCAAAAACATATTGTGCATGGGACTTAGGTATATCAGATAGCACAGCAATTTGGGTAGCACAGGTAGTAGGTAAGGAAATAAGACTTGTAGATTTCTATGAAAATCATGGACAAGGATTGGATACTTATGTTGCTTGGTTGCGTGATAATGGTTGGGATAATGCTGTACAGTTGTTACCTCATGATGTAGAGGTAAGAGAATTAGGTACAGGTAAATCTCGTAAAGAGATGTTACAAGAAGCAGGACTAGAGATTACAGTAGTAAAGAAACTACCAGTTGCAGATGGAATTCAAGCAGTACGCAGATTACTTCCTAGATGCTGGTTTGATAAAGACGTTAAGCAAGGTATAGATGCATTACGAAACTATCGTAGAACATATGATGAGAAGCGTAACGTATTCTTTGACACACCACTACACGACTGGTGCAGTCATTCTAGCGATTCCTTTAGATATCTCGCTGTAGGCTTAGATGAAAGTGGCTCTGATTGGGGTCAACCTCTCAACATTAATAATAAATGGATTGTATAGATGATTGATATTAACAAATTAAAGACGATTATTGAGGCTGAGATAGATGACTCATTAGGTTATCTAGAAACAGATACCACAGATGAACGTCAACTAGCCCTTGAATATTACTTGCGTGAACCATATGGTAACGAAGTTGAGGGTAAGTCTACAATCGTTACAGGTGAAGTTGCTGAAGCAGTTGATGGTGCATTGCCACAACTTATTCGTGTATTTACTTCTAGTGATAACGTAGTTGAGTTTGCACCAGCTAAAGAAGGCGATGAACAAAATGCTGAGCAGGCCACACAATTAGTTAATCATGTATTCTATAAAGATAACGATGGATTCTTAATCCTACATAACTGGTTTAAAGATGCGTTACTACAAAAGACTGGTGTAGTTAAAGCATACTGGAATGACAATACAGATGTTACTAAAGAAAAGTATGAAGGTTTATCAGATGATGAGCTAATGATGATCATGCAAGATCCAGAAGTAGAACTTGCATCACAAGAAATCATTGAAGAGTCAACAGTTGATGAGATGACTGGTGAAACAACATACAGCAAATCAAACAGCGTTACATTAAAACGTACTAAGAACAAAGGTAATATTGTTGTAGAAAATGTTCCTCCAGAAGAGTTCTTAATATCTAAACGTGCAAAGACAATTCAAGATTCACCATTTGTAGCACATCGTAGAATGCTTACTCGTTCTGAGTTAGTGGCAATGGGTTTTGATAAAGACATGGTAGAGTCATTAGCGTCTGGCGATACATTAGAGTTCAGCCCAGAAAGAATTGCTCGTTATACTAGAGGTGAACAACCTAACAGCATGGGATCTCAAGATACTTCTATGGAACTAATAGAGGTGTACGAGTGTTACATCCAAGTAGATTACAATGAAGATGGCATTGCAGAACTAAGAAGAATTGTATATGCATCTAATGAGATTTTAGAAGATATGGATTGTGACTATGTACCATTCCATTCTATCTGCCCTATTCCTATTCCACATAAATTCTATGGCCAATCACTAGCTGATCGTACACTAGATATTCAATTAATTAAGTCTACTGTAACTCGTCAGATGTTAGATAATTTATACTTAACTAACAACTCACGCATTGCTGCAGTTGAAGGCCAAGTAAACTTAGATGACTTATTAACATCTACAGCAGGCGGTGTCATTCGTGTTAAGAATGCAGGTGCAATTGTTCCATTAGTGGTGCAATCAAATGCAGCACAATCATTCCCAATGCTAGAGTACTTAGATTCAGTTCAAGCTAAACGCACAGGTGTTAGTGATGCTCAACAAGGTTTAAGTCCAGATGTATTGCAAAACGTTACAGCTGCAGCAGTAGCTACAATGTCTAATGCATCTTATGGTAAGTTAGAATTAATTGCTCGTATCTTTGCAGAAACAGGTGTTAAATCATTATTCAAAGGTATCTTACAATTACTATGCAAGTACCAAGACACAGTAAGAACGCTTCGTATTAATGGCAAGTTTGTACCTTTCAATCCTCGTGAATGGGATACAGAATACAATGTAACTATTAACGTAGGCTTAGGTACTGGATCACGTCAAGAACAACTTGCTACTATGCAAATGATCTTAGGTAAGCAAGAACAAATCTTACAGGCTTATGGTGTAAACAATCCACTAATCTCAATTAAACAATACAGAGATACATTGGCTAAGTTTGTACACATGGCTGGGTTCAAAGATGCTACAGCATTCATGAATGAGATTACTCCAGAGATTGAACAGCAAGTTATGCAACAAGCATCACAAGAAAAAGCTGATCCAAATACTAGGGCAGCTGAAATCTTGGCTCAAGTTGAACGTGAAAAAGCACAACTTAGACAACAAACTGAGATGGCTAAACTTGAGTTAGAGAAGCAACAAATGGAATTAGATAATGCTCGTAAGCAATTAGAATTACAAATGCAATCATTTAAGATTCAATCTGAAGCTGCTAATCAATCAGAGGTAACTCGCAACTCACAAACTAAAACAATTATAGATTCACTAGAAAAGTTTAACAAAGCCCAAACAGGACAATAATGCAAAATAAAATAGACTCAATAAAAGCGTTATTACAGGACAAATATTTTCTTGATGTTATGGAAGAGTTAAAGGCTCAACACCTTGACAAAATTATATACTCACAAGATCAAGAACAAGACATTAGAGAGCAAGCATATCAACGTATAGCTTGTTACAACGAACTCATGGCTCACTTAGAATCAATCGCTAAAACTGGCGACATTAAAAGTAAGTCGTGGAAAATATTTTAGAAATATCTAAAATGGGTAACCACCCCTAGTGGAAACATAGGAAAATTAAATGAGTGAAACTACCATGACCCCAGAAGATGGGAATGGCGAGCTTACAGTAAGTACAGCAGCCAATGCATTTGAAGGTTTAATGAATACACCAGCGAACTCTAAGGAGCAATCAGAAGGTGAAGTTCAAGAACAAGTAGAAGCAGAGGCTCAAGAAGCAGAGCCACAAACAGAAGAAACTGAAGAAGTTGAAGCTGAAGATGATTCTGAAGAACAAGAAGATGATGAAACTGAAGAAGAGGAACAACCTCGCTACAAGGTAAAAGCTGCTGGCGAAGAAAAGGAAGTTACCCTTGATGAATTAGTTAAAGGTTATCAACTTGGTGCT